TATAATTAAGAAATGTCAAGTGCTTTTAAAATAAACCAGACCTACAATTCAGATTACCAGCAACCATTACTCTCTCATGGTCACTTTCTTGAGGTGGTACTTTGTGTTTAACCCAACCAGGAAACATTACTAATAATCCATTATATGGTTGTACTTTGTAATCTGTATTAGTAAAAACTAATGGTGCACATTCACTCGTTACATTAACATAATAAGTCCAAGACCAAATAGCTGGCCAGTGGTCATGTGAAACAGTATGATTACCTTTTTTATAAACTGCACCCCAACAATCATAACAATCTGGTATAAATTGTACTGGTGAACACTCCATTGATACTTCTCTAACAAAATTAACTAATTCTTGAAAATGTTCACCACCAGCTTCTAATTGCATATTCCACTCTGTCATTTGTGCTTTGACATTTGATTGAAAATTTATTCTATCACCTTGTTGACGAATATATTTTTCTAGTAATGGATTTAAATCTTTCCAATCTTTATAATCTTTTAAAATAACTGGATATCTTTCTTTGAACAAAATGTGATTGTCTGATTTACCCCATATTACTGGGTGGTCTTTTACTGGGTCATCTTTCATACTTTATCTTTCAAAAATTTAGGAAGAGTATCTTTACCAAATGGTCTTACTTTCATTAAACTTTGAACCATTTCTTCAGCATCTTCCTTGAATGTGAATACCTTAACAATATCATTTGTTGGTAATTCAATAACTGCATATTCAGCTTTGTTATCTCTCCATAGTATATCAACAAAATATTTAACCTTATATTTATTATACCTTGAGGTCGGAAAATTTCTCATAGGTCTTCTCTCCCAATCTTTTACCCACATTGGTGTTATCAAAGACTGGTTCACTCTGACCTGCATCTACAATGTCATCTTGTGCAACTTGTTCTACATCATACAATTTCATTTTGGCTCTATCTATACCTATAATAAATCTTTTATTTATTGTTGGGTCATTATATCTATTCTTTAATTGTTTAATCATTATCTGATTTAAATCTTCTAGTTCTTCAGTAGAAATAATTGCTAACATCAAATCAGCAGTAGCAGGTAAACCAAAACTTTCTGAAGTATCTTCTAGACCAACATCAGAAGAAGTATATGCACTTCTCGTTGTTTGTGTTGCTGATACTATTGGTAAGTTACTTTCTACTGCAAGACCTCTTAATTCTTCAGCGATAGCTTTGATGTAAAAGTAAGAACCTACACTTGCATTATTTCTAAATCTTGATGATGAGCAGATATTTAAATAATCTACAAATATGATATCAGGCTTGAATGATTTTTTAATTGCAAGTTCTTTCATTAAACTTTTAAAATGTCCACAATGTGCAGATGCAGTTGGATATTCTTTGATTACTATTTTACCAACTGTTTTATTTTTTATTTTTTTGATTTTATCATCAAACATTTTTTTAGGTAATTCGTGTAATTCATCTATTGTAATATTCATAAGATTGGCATCTATTCTTTCAGCGATTCTCTCTTCTGCCATCTCAAGAGTTATATACAATACATTTTTACCTTGCATTAATGTTGATGATGCAAGATGGCACATAAACAATGATTTACCAACACCTGTACCAGCAAGTGCAATATTCAATGTCTTTTGTGGTAATCCACCTTTTGTTATTTTATTAAAATATTCTAAATCGAAAGGTATTCTATCTTCAACTCTGTGATAATAATCATATCTTCTATCTGACTCTTCAATATAATCATGACCAATATGATTGTCAAAAGATACAGAAAGTGCATCTGATAATAGTTCAGGTATAGCTTCTGAAGTTTTATCTTTTACTTTATTGTCAATAATTTTTATACTATCGACTACTGCATTATATACAGCTTTGTCTTTACAAAACTTTTCTACTGTATTTAATAACCAATCGTAGTCTACTTCACTATTCTCTAATGAGTTTAATAAAGTTAAAACAGATTTATGGTCGTTATCAGATAAATCTTTTCTATTTTCAATCTCTATTTCTAAAGATGTTTTAGTTGGTGGATTAGAATACTTTTCAACGAATTCATTTATTTCTTCAAAAAGAATCTGTTCACTTCTTTGGTGAAAATATTCTTTTTTTAAAAACGGTATAACCTTACGATTAAATTCTTCATTATGTATCAGTTGACTTAGCGTTGTCTTCTCTATCGTCTGATTTTGTTCCACTAAAAACCTCTTTCCTTGAATAATGTCTATCTACTATATCACATAGTATATCACCAATTAAATTTTTAAAATCTCTACCAAAATAATCTGCATCGTCTTCTGGTAACCCATTTCTGTCAATTATTTTATAATTAAATTTTAATGTTGCAGGTAGTGTACCATTATTAGCATCTTCTACTTGTGCTATTTTACCATACTTGTAAATGACACCTTCATACTTTCCACCTTTAATACCAATGCAATCTTCGTGTTCTTTTTTATTAGTTACCATAACATAATCGTCTGCAATTATACCTAAATATCTTTTAGAGTAATCAAAAGCAGGCCTATTCGCTGCTAGTGTCACGGTCTTCGGGTCTTTGTCCACCATACCTAAACTCCTTCTTTGCACACTCTTCTAAAATGTCCATAACATCTTGAGTGAAATATTTCTTTGGACTACCTAATATTGTTTTACCATATTGTTTAGAACCATCTGGTAATTCATATCTAGTTGCCACTTTTTTAAATACATTATATTTTTCAGCAAGTTCTAACAAGCCATAATATCTATCCAGACCTTTATTATATGTTAATCTCACATCAACCATTTTATTTTCTATTGTCATTCTAGATTTATGATTCTTACAATGTATTATATTACCTACAACTTCACTGCCTTCTTTTTCTTTTCTTTTAGAAAGGTATACAATAGATGAAGCTGCATATTTTAATCCAGAACCACCACCCATTTCTTTTGTAGGAAACATAGAACCTACTACATCATAAGTATGATTCGTTACGACCATGGGTACTTTTGCTTTACCAAGTTTTAAAGTCAACACTCTAAATGCTGCTTTCAATACTTGTGCTCTAGTCATATCTCTTGTTTCTTTTCCTTCAGCAGTATCTTCAACTTCTTTTGTTGTTGATAACATACCTAGTGAATCTAGTGCAAGAAACAATGGTCTACGAATAGATGTATCTTGTTCTATATACTTATCTAAAACTTTTAATGATTGAGTTCTAAATTCTTGTACTGTTGTTACTGGCAATATTACCATTCTATCAGCATCTATACCTCTATCAATAACCATTTGTTTTGTAATTGCACTTTCTGATTCAAAATATATGACACCACCATCTGGATGCTTATCAAGAAAATGTTTACACATTCCCATAAGAAAAAATGTTTTACCAGTTGCACTTTCACCAGCAACTGCTGTAATTTTATTGGCAGGTAAACCACCATATAGTGAACCCGACAACAATGCATTAAATGCATACGAACCAGTATCTATAAATGTATCAACATCACCAGCTTCAACACCATCAGATACTAAAGATGCATATTCGTTACCTGTTGTTTTGATAACTTCTTTTAAAAAATCTGTCATACTATCTCCTATTTTATTGCCAATGCACCAACGAATAAATGATTACTCCAGAAACATTGTACATCTTGAAACCCTGCATTAAGTATCATAGTTTTAATTTCTTTCCAAGTATTTGGTTTTAACATATGTCTTAATGTTCTCTCTTTATCCATAATATCTTTGGCTTCAAAATGTTTTCTTTTATAATCATAATAATTAAATGTCATCATTTCTTGTAATTTTGCATTTGTACAAATAAGTTTTTCTGCAAATAAAAAACCACCACCAACATTTAAACCATTATAAATTTTTTTTATTATATTTTCTCTATCTTTCATTGACATAAATTGTAAAGTAAATATCGATGTAACAAGCGAACAGTTTTTAAAATCATAATATTTTACATCATCTTTTATGAAATTAACTTTTGTATTTGGAAACATCTTATTAAGTTCTTTTTCTCTATTGTCTAATGATTTAGAAAAACCTTCTGCCAATTCAACACCCTCATATACTGCATCATCTATATTAGCATCTATGTGAGCACTTATCATTCTTTTAGTAACTTTACCTGTTGAACAACCAACATCTACTACTTTAGTATCTGGTTCAGCAAAATACTTTGATAAGTTCACAATGTCTTCTAACAGATTAGAATACCCACGAATAGAATGTTCTATGTGTTCATCAAAACCTTCTTCTCTATGTGCAAAAGTAAAATCGTATTTAGTCATTCATTATATCCTTATATGGTTTTAATACTTTTTCATATACCGACTCTGAAAGAGCCTTCATCATAAGAGGTGGTACCATTCTACCTATTCTCTCTGATTGTTTCTTATGTTCACCAGTTAGTTTAAAATCTTCTGGTAATGACATAATTCTTTTTAATTCTTTAATAGTAAACTTTCTATTTTCTGTTGGGTGACACACACCAGCGACACCAGCAAGATTACCCATTGCAGTAATCGTAGGACAAGGTTTCTTATAACTTGTTCTTTTTAAATTAAAGTGATGGCCTTTTTCATGATAATCCATACCTGTCAAAACTTTATCAGGATTGAGTGGCATCTTATGTAATGTAATACCAACTTTCTTTGGTGGTGTCAAAGCATCTAAAAGATATTTTAATTCTTCTTCATCTTCATTTTTTATATCTTGAATAGCTTCACCTAATGTAGTTTGATGATTATTATGTGTAGGAAACAAATGACTCATAGTCATAAAGTTTATACCTACTTTGTCTGCAACATCTTCTCTAACACCTATAAAGAATGTTCTTTCTCTAGATTGAGGTACACCATAGAATGATGCATTTAAAACATCTGCAGTAACTAGATAACCTATTTCTTCAAAAGTATTTTGTATCTTATTAAAATAAAGTTTGGCCTCACCCATAGTCAAACCTTTTACATTTTCACCTATAATAACTCTTGGTTTAATTACATTTGCAACTCTTAAAAACTCAAAAAATAAATCTTCTACATTTGATACACCTTTAATATCTGAATATTGTTTTGTCTTACCAAATGCATCTGCATGTGTATTACCTGACTTATGTGACATTGAACCAGCAACACTAAATGCAGAACATGGTGGTGAACCATCAAGTAAATCTAATTCACCAACTTTTAAATTTACTTCTTTTAATATATCATCACCTGTAAGATTTTTTATATCATCAGGTAATATCTTTGTATTAGGATAATTTTCTCTATAAGTTTTTCTAGCTTCTTCTACAAATTCATTAATAAGTAATATCTTACCACCAGCCAAACGATAACCAGTAGAAGAACCACCACCACCAGCAAATGTAGAAACTACATTAAACTTTTCTTGTTTCTCACCATCATAAACATCTTGTAGTAAATATCTTTTATAATTCATTAAATGGTCTCAATACTTTCTCGTAAAGTGAATTTGCAAGTGCAGCCATCATTTTAGGTGCTACCATACGACCTATTCTTTCTGCACTTTGGTCAAATCTTTTTGCTACTGTTTCTCTATCTGATTTCATAACAAAGTCTTCAGGTAGTGACATAATTCTTTTTAATTCTGGTACAGTAAACTTTCTGTTTTTCATTGGGTGAAACACACCAGATACTACTGTTTGTTGTCCTCTTTGTGTTAATGTTGGACATGGTAAATCTTGACAAGGCCTAATCATATTAAACATTGACCTTTTAGGATTAATATCAATAAATCTTTCGTCTGATGGTTTTAAATGTTTAGGTGGGTCAAACTCTAATAGTTCTATCCACTTCTTTTGAAAGCCACCTTGAACATAATCTAACAACATTTGTTCCTCTTCTTTATCGTTTTCAATACCTTCAAGTGCATGTCTTAATGTAACCATTTCTTTATTCTCTTCTGGAAATACATTATTAAGTGTCATAAAATTTAAACCAACAGCTTCGCAAACATCTTCTCTAACACAAACAAACATAGTTCGTTCTCTCGCTTGTGGTACACCATAATGTGCTGCATTCATAACTTTATAAGTTACATCATAACCTATATTTTGAAATGCATTAATAAATTCGTTTAACTTCTTCTTGGCTTCACCTGCAGTAATACCTTTAACATTTTCTGCAACGATAATCTTTGGTTGTATCTCTTTTGCAATTCTAACATATTCTAAAAATAAATCTTCTATATTTTCTACTTTCTTACCATCTGAATATACTTTTTCCTGGTCCCAACCTTTATCTCTTTTACCTGAAATACTAAATGCAGAACATGGTGGTGAACCATCTAATATATCTAATTCAGTAGGTATAATACCTGCAGCATCTAAAAAATCAAAACCTGTAAGTGATTTAATATCTTGTGGTAATATTTGAGTATCAGAATAATTATCACTATATGTTTGTCTTGCAGCTTCTACAAACTCATTTACAAGTAATACTTTACCACCTGCAAGTTTGTAACCAGTAGAAGAACCACCACCACCAGCGAATGTAGATATTACTGTAAACTTTTCTTGTTTAGATGCTTCAATAACATCTTTTAAATAATACTTCTTATACAAAAAAATTCTCCAATGAAGTGTCACCATTGTAACATACTTTCCAGTCTTTGTAAACCTCTAACATGCGAT